CATACATCATGGGTACTAAGTTTAAGGATCTTCCAATTGAAGATAACTTTATTACATTCTTCAATCAAGACAATCCTGTAATTGCTAATGAACTAACAAGAAATATTGGTCCATATTATTTCTCTTACGGAAACTCTGATTATGATCTTATTGACAAAATTAATGATACTTACAAACAGAGATTTAATGTAACTAAGACTAAAACTGCTGGAATATCATCAGTAACTATTTTTGCTAGAGGATCTGGTTATAAGGTAGATGATAGTCTTACTTTAGACAATACTGGTACAGATGGTACTGGAACAAATATTGTTGTTTCTGAAGTTTTGGGTGCTGAAGTTGATGCAGTACAGATTGGAGTATCCACTTTTCCTCAAACTGATCTATTATTGGTTGGTAATAAGATTGTTGGTGTAACAACAATTCCACATGAAATTGCTAATGGTGAAACGATACATCTTTCTGGAATTTCAACTTCACAATTTACACCTTTTAATGGACTTCAGAAGGTAGAAGTTATTAGTAGATCCGTTGGGTTGTCTATAGAACTTGCAAATGTTGGTACTACTGGAGTTTGTACGTATATTAGTGTAACAGATACTTTTGGATTTGAGCAGGACGATATTATTGGTATTGGATCTGAAACTATGCAGGTTCTTGATATTGATCCTTATTATTCAAGACTTCGTGTTAAGAGGGAATATTATGTTGGTATGGCTGTAACACATGGAGTAGGAACTGCTAATGTTGTTTTAAAACCAACCAAATTCTCCTTTGGGTTGGGTAATAATGATATTACATATACTTCAGAGAAAAATTATCATGTTTATTTTGATCCAAAAGAGACACTTGGTATTGGATCAACTGGAACACATTATGATGTAGTAGCTACTGGATTGGGAACTGCTGGTAATGCAACTATAGAGAATAGATTTGTTCCCCAAAGATCAATCTATATGCCCAAGGGACATACCATTGCTACTGGTCAGAAACTGACCTATGATATTGGTTATGCTGGTACATCTATCGTTTGGGTCAATACTGCTGTTGGATCTACAACTGGTATTGGAACACAAGTATTGGAAAATGGATCAGATGTTTATGCTGTAAATTTAGGTAGAGATCGTATTGGATTATCCACAGTTGGATTCCCTACTGCTGCAGATGCTATATGGTTCTTTACTTTATCCAATGTTGTTGGATTTGCTCATTCTCTTACTACTAACTTCCCAAGAGTTAATTCTACTGTAGAGAGATATTATGGAAAGATAACTACTAAAACTGATCATAATCTACGAAATGGTGATGTAATTACTATTGATGCAATACCTACTGCAACTGAGAATGTTACTTTAAGATATGACCCAGTTCTTGCTAAGATTACTACTGAAAAGGTATCCTTTGATAATAATGATTTTAGTGCAGATTTAACTCAAATTGCAATTAATAATCCATCATTCCAAAGTGGTGATAAGGTTGTATATTATTCAGGTGGAAATGCTATAGCTGGACTTACTGATAATGAGACATATTTCGTTCTAAGGGAAGATGTTAGTGGAATAAAATTATGTAAGCATAGAAGAGATGTAGATGACGCTAATGTGGTTACTATCACTAGTGTAGCAGTTGGTACATATTCTCTTGCTAAAATTAATCCCGCATTAAACTTTACTACAGGTAATGTTGTTACTTTTGATGTTTCTGATTTGACTCTTGCTGATTTACAGTTGGATTTCTTTGAGGATATTGATTTCGTTAATAGAATGGATGTAAGTGGTGATAGTACTCTAGGATTTAATGTTACTAGAAGTGGTACTCCAGGCACTGTTGGTGCTACTGTTAGTATTAGATCTAACACTGATTGGCCAAGAAAGAGTTACTACAACTTGACACCTGTTGTTCCTTCCGATGAAAGGAAACTTTATGGTATCTCAGATACAGAAGTTACTGGTAGAAATAACATAACTTTCAATAAGATCGTTATTAAGGCAGAACATAGTGTTCTTTGGAATGGTGCTAAGGAATTTACATTCAATTTGACAGAGAAACCTACAGAACCTCAAATGTATGTTTCTAGGGTTGGTGTTAGTACAATAACGTATAGAACTGACTCTGCTACAGCTAGAGGACCAATTGCTAAAACTAAGGTTAATTTCCCTGGCAAAGGTTATAGAATATTACCTAAAGTTATTGGTTTTGCTAGTACTGAAGGTAAAGATGGTATAGTTAAAGTATCCTCTCCTGAAATTGGTGAAGTTGATAATTTAGAGAGGATAAAAGACGGATTTGATTATCCAACTGATCCTACACTACTGCCATTCCTTAGTGTTCCTGCAATTGTAGATATTAATGGAATTGCTAGAATGGATTCTGTTGGTGTAACAACAGGTGGAAAGAGATATACTCAACCACCAACTTTAACTGTTCGTGGTAATGATAAGGTTAAGATCGCTGCTCATGTTGTTGGTGGATCTGTTGATAGTGTAGAAATTATTGAAAATGCTTATGAATTTAATGAACCATTAAGTATCATTACTACTAAGAACTCTAATGGATATGATATTGATACTATTACACATTCTGGTACTAATGTAACTGTAGAACTTCTTCTTGATCCTCAGTTTAATAAACCAATTACTGCTGGATATGCTTCTACTGATATTAATCTTCCATTCGCAATTGGGGATCTAGTTTTCATTGAAGGATGTAGGTTAAAACCAGATTCAATAACTCAAGGTGAAAGTAATTTCAACTCAGACATTTATGACTATAATTTCTTCCCAGTAACAGGAGTTAATACAACAAATTACACCATAACTTACAGTATGGCTAATGTTGCTGGAATCTCCACTGTAACTCTTGGTGATTATGATGATGACTTCACTTTAGGTTATATCGTTAATTACAACGATATGGCTAAGTTTGAGATGAAGTTAATTGATGATGGAAAATATGTTTCTGGAGAAAGGGTAACTTCATCTAAATTTGAAGGATATGTTGCTGAAAATGGTTGGAATACAAGATTAAATCAGTTAAGACTTAGAGATACAAAAGGAATACTTAAGTCTGGGGAAACTTTAACTGGAGAGGTATCAGATCTTAAAGGAAATGTTAGAGATGTAACTAAATTCAAGGTTAAAACAAAACTTGGAGTTACTAGAAATAAAGTATCCAAGAATGATATGAATTTCGGTATTCTTAATGATTTTGGTCAAAGATTATCCGATAACTTCTACTATCAGAAGTTCTCTTATTCAATTAAGAGTGATCTTCCATATAACAAGTGGAAAGAATCTGTAAGATCTATTTTACACCCATCAGGATTCCTAGAATTCTCTGATTTAGTTATTACGAGTGATTCTAAGAAAGATGCTAATTCATTAGACCTTGTAACTGTTGGTATTGCAAAATCCAACAACATGAGAGTACAACCAGCAGATCAAAAGGTTGATCTCTTAATCAATATTGATAATGAAGTATTCTTAGGTAATAAACAGAACTTCTGTATGGTAACAGAAGATGATGCGTTAGATGATGGATCTGTACAGAGAATATATTTCCCAGAAGGAAGACCAATTAAGAGTTACATTCTTAATAAGACTAATAAGGTCTTAAACTTGGATGATATCTCTCAGGGATTTACTGGTACTCATGATAGAACTGGTACTTTAGTTGGAAATAGAGACTTTAAGTTAAGATCAGATAATAGACCAGTATTCAGAGTATCATTTGGTGCTTCTGATACTACTGCTGTTAGCGTACTTAATAACACTATTAGTATTCAGGGCCACAACTTCCAGTCTGGTCAAGAATTACTATATGACAATCAGGGTGGAGATGCAATTGGTATTGCAACTACTTCCATGGCAGCAGGAACAAAGGACATTGTTATGTCTGTTGTTACATCTGGTACTGGATCTAGTGCCATGTATGAGAATGGTTATAATGTTCAAATCCCAGGCCCTGTAACGGGTGTTGCTGTTACTTCAAATCCAATAGTCGTCTATAGATGGTATGGATTTGGTAGTCCTGATGGTGGTTTGCCTGGAATAACTACTGGAAATGGTACTGGAGCAAGATTCCAAGTTAAATTTGATTTTGATCAAACAACTGGTGTTGCAATATCCACTGCTGTTGTATTGATTACGGGTGGTACTGGATATGATGTTGGTGATACTGTAAGTATTGCTGGAACCCATTTGGGTGGTGCAAATCCTGCTAATAACCTTACATTCCCTGTTACTTCTGTTACAGGAACAAGAACTGGTATCTTAACAACATATTATGACTTACCATCAACAAATAATGGATCTGGTAGTGGTGCTACATTCAATATAACTAGAGATGCTAATTTAGATGTAACAGCTGCTGCGGTTGTTCAGGGTGGAACTGGATACGCAACAACAAATAGAATATCTATTGCGGGTACATATATTGGTGGTGCTACACCTGCTGATGATTTGTATTTGACTCCAATTGAACTTGGAACTACAAATATGCCTGACAGGGTATTTGTACAGAAGATTGATGATGTGACATTTAGATTGTCTGGAATTGCTACTGCACTTCCAATGGACTTTACTGGATTGGGTACAGGAACACATGTTCTGAAGTATGCAGATCCTACATTGAATGCTCTTATTATGATTGATAATATCATTCAAACTCCTATTAAGAACAAAAAACTCAGTGTAGGAATAGGATCTCAGATATCTAAACTTGATCAGGGAATTGTTATTTCTAGTGGAATTAGTTCCTTATCGGGTGGTGATATTCTTAAGATTGATAATGAATTGATGAAGGTTAAGTCAATTGGCGATACCTCATTTGTTAAGGCTAGATTTGCAAATGTTGAGAGTACTGTTGATACTAATTTCTATTACGATACCAAGAGAATGAACTCTTCTGTTACTCGTATGGGAACAACATTAGCGACTCACGATGACAACCCTCCATATTAACTATAAATAAAGAAAAACCACTTGTAAATAATGGCTAGACAAGGGATAAACACGGGGTCGGCCCCTAATGATGGGACAGGCGATACCCTGTTAGCGGGAACAATCAAAATTAATTCTAACTTTGAAGATGTTTATTCAGTCTTTGGAGATGGTGCGAACTTGATTAGTTTCGTATCTTACGCTAGTACCGCTGGATACTCTACAAATTGTGGTATTGCAACAACTTCGACATACGCTGGAACTGCTCAGAATGTAAGTAATGCAATTGATATTAATACTAGTGGTGTTGTAACTACCAGTTATGCTGATGTTGGTAAGATAACAATTCAACAGCCTGGTGCAATTGCTGATGGTCCTATAGAGATTGGTTATGCTACAACCATGTTTAGGATTAAATCCGATGGTATGGTGGGCATAGGAACATCACTTCCTACATCTCAGTTACAAGTTGCTTCATATTCAAATGAAAGACCAGCCATATGGTCTATTACTAAAGGTGATGCACACGGATTTCAAGTTTCATCTAATGAATTAGCAACACCTTCCGAAAGTTTTGTTGTTACTGCTGGTGCTTATTGTGGTATAGGATCTACTGCTCCATCATCCAGATTGGATGTTAGGGGCGATGTACAAGTTACTGGTGTTAGTACTTTTAGTGGTACATCTCACTTAAATGGAGATATTACTGAGAAAGTAGTTGGCAAATGGACAGATGGATTAACAGCTGTTGGTGGTACTTTAACTGTAGATGTTTCGCAGGGGTCTGTTCTTCTTGGTGGTCTAACAACATCAGTTGTAACTTGGGATTTCACGAATGTAACTGCGTTAAATAGTAAGGCTACTACGATTACTTTGATTAATAACGCAGGGGTTGGTGCTACTTATGGTGATGCAGTTAAAGTGAATAGTATTCCTGTTGCTGGTGGTATTCATTGGGTTGGTGGAAATCCTCCTCCTTCAACAAGTGCAGACGATATTCTAACCTTTAGTATTATCAGAGATAGTACTGGAGCTGCAAGGGTATATTGCAGTAGTTCTCTTAACATTCTTTGATAGGACGTAATAAATGCCAAGGACTACGCCTGGATCTGGAGCTCTTTTAAGACCTTATTTTAATTCCGACTATGGAATAGAAAAAATTGAGGTGTTGGATGGTGGTGTTGGATATGCCAAGACCGATCCACCTAAAATAGAAATAGATGGAACAATGATACCCACAATTGAGGGGGTATTCTTTCCTGTCATTACTGGCGTTGGAACAATATCGGATGTAGTAATATTCAAGAATGGTATAGGATATTATCCAGTTTTTAGTACTACAACTGCTTCTGATGTTGTTGTTGAACGTGGAGCATTTGGTTCAATAGCAACTAGTCATACTATAGGTAGTGGTCATTCTGTCTTTACAGGTGATTACAATATTGTAGATGATACAATTTATTTCACAGATGCACCATATGGTAAATCTGGTCCTGTTGGATTGGAGACTGGTTCTACATTTTCTGGGAGATTATTCTCTAGAAAATTGGATCCATATGAGCAACAAGATAAGAATGTAATTTTAGACGATATTGCTCTTGAATTTACTGGTGTTGCTGGAACCCAATTCACTTTAACTGAGAATTTAGGTATAGTATCTGCGCTCTACAATAACGTAAATACTGGGGTTGATATTAATAATAATCCGTTTGTATTGATAAACAATATTGTACAAACGCCTGGGGCTGATTTCGAGGTTGTTAATAGCACAGAAAACAAGATTAATTTTTTAAGTGGAGTACCTAGAGCTGGAAGAATTGTAAAAGTAGGTCTTCAAACTGGAGCTGGATATTATTTTCCATTAAAAGCAGCTGGTACTGTTGGTGTTGGTACTACTGGTGCTATAGAATTTAGTAAGGTACTTGGAAAGGGACAAGGATATAGGTCTGTTCCTGAAATCACTGTTAAGAGTTCTCAAGGATATGGAGCTAGTGTAACTGCTCTGATGGGGACTAATGCTGGTACTACCGTTGGTATTACTACAGCAATATACAATCATATTACAGGAATTGCTACATTTACTACAAATGCAGCTCATGGATACCAGATAGATGATAGGATAAGAATTACTGGTGCTGGATTTACATTCACTCCAACAGCTGCTGCTAGAAATATTGCTTTCTTTGGGTATGATTATATTACTGGTATTGCAAGTATAAGAGCATCTGGTGGCCACTATATTGGAACTGGTACTAACCAATCTAGGAGTATTTTAGTTCAAGCTGTAGATGTTACTGACGGTATCTCTACTTTTAGATTCAGAGAAGATGGATATCCTATTGTTAATAATGATAACGCAAATGAGGTAAGAGTATATACTGGAGTTGGTACTCAACCTTTAACTTATGTTGCTGGTGGTATAGTAAGATCTGGTATCGATACTCATATTTTAGAAGGTAAGAATGTAACTGGATTTGATCTTCTTGGAGTAACTACCAATACATTTAAATGTTTTGTTGGTGTTTCTACTTTCGCACACAATTATGTAACTGGTGGTGTAGTGGAGAGGATGGAAGCTGGTATCGTCACAGCATTCTCTATTGTTCATGGTGGAACTGGATATTATACACCAAAATCAATCGCATATTTGGATGGAACTCCTTCAGATGGAATTACTACCATAACTGCTCACGGAAAAGAACTTGGTATTAGTACTGCAATTGCAAATGTTTGGTATAACCCATCCACAGGTATTGCAACTGTACAGTCTCAATATGCACATGGATTAACAGTTAATAATGCAGTAAGATTGGCTGGTATTGCATTTAGTACTCCTATTGGGGATATAACATTCCCAAGTGATGCAAGAAGGGTATTTGGTATAACCAAGATTGAAAATAACGTCAATTTCCAAGTCAATATTGGTGCTGGAATGACAACTGTGGGAATTCATACTCATCATTTGGGTATTGGTTCTTATGTTCCATTAGAGGGTCATGGATTATCTACTGATGACTTTATTCAACCAACTGGAACTGCTGTTACATTTGGAAGTAGTCCTGCGGTAGAGGTAACTAGAGTCATATATGATAACGTCTCTGGTATGGCAACAGTTCTTACTAAAAAGAACCACAATTTATCAGAAGATGATTGTGTTGTCTTTAGTGGAATTGCATTTACTTGTGACTATTCTCCTAGACTTAATTTAAGTGGTGCAGACTACGATAATACAACGGGTGTAATGACCGTTACCACTTCTGCCAATCATGGATTTAAAGTAGGTAAAGACGTTGTATTAACTGGTATTGGAATGACCTGCGAAATAGATGCAGGTGTTGGAACACATTATTATCCAAGAAGACAGTCAAGTACATATAATACTTCCGTTCCTATAACTGCTATTACAGGAACTACTTTTAGTGCTCAAGTTGGATATGCTCCACCTCAAGATCAGTTTGTACATACTTTTGTTAGTGGAAAGACAGGTGGTTTGATATTTGGTGGAGAATATGATCACACCTTTATCAGAGCAACTGATGGAGCTTTAAGAACTGGTGGTGATTTTGAACATAAGTTTGTTACATCTGCATCAAACGCAATATTTAAAGGTGGTGCATATACGCATCGTTATGTAAGTTCTTTACCAGAAACAATTATAGTTGGTGGTGCATATAACCATACATTTGTTGCTGGTTCTGAGAATACTGATTGTATATCGGTTGTTGGTGGTAGTAATACAACTCCAACTGCTGCTGATTACAACCCACTTACGGGAGACTTATCATTAACTGTTAATGGTCATGGTTTATCTGGTCCTTCTGTACATACAATAACCACATCAAGATATAACAACGTTGTTGGTATCTTAACCATAACAGTACCTAGTCATGGGTTCTCCAATGGTGATACTATTAAAGTTATTGATAATTCTTTAGGATTTAAATGTTCAATGGATGGATATGCATCCACTCACACATATCCTAGAACTAGTGATCCAATTAGTGATAAGTGGATTCCTGTTGAGAATAAGACAACTGATACTTTTGAGATATTTGTAGGAGAATCACCAATAGTTAATCACACTGTTACCGACGCTAGTTACACAGCTTCCAGTGGTATCATGACAATGACCATTGGAAATCATGATTTACTTCAAGGAACTAGTATTAAGATTGCAAATAGTTCATTGATCTTTAAGTGTTCAATGGATGGAAAACAGACTATTAAGGCATATCCAAGAACAACAGATCCAGTACATGACACTTCCGTTGCTATAACTGGTGTTGGTGATACAACTATTAGTGTTAATGTTGGTGTTTCTACAATAGTTAAACGTACTCCAGTATTCGTTCATTATGCTCCTGCTGTGGGTATTATGACTGTTGTTTTGGATACTGTAGATCATGGTATTATTGTTGGTGACTCTGTTAAGATTAAGCCTGGTTCTTTAGCATTCAGTTGTTTGAAGGACGCTAACTCAACAGTTCATTTCTATCCAAGACCTACAGACCCATATTATGATAAAGCTATACCCGTAATTGGTGTTGCTGGTACGATGTTTGAGGTGCAGATTGGTCAAACTTCTGCTGGAAACTTTACACACACATTTATCACCAATCAAGGTGTTGCTGCTGATGCAGTTATAACTGGTGGTGATTATGATCATGAATTTACTGGAGTTTCAACAGATGCAGTTATTAGTGGTGGTAATTATCTTCATACCTTTGAAAATGCATCTACAGGAGGACTATTAAGATCAGTCCAAAAGGTTGGAATCGCTTCTGGTTCTCTAATATTCAAGTGTGCTAAAGATGGATATGCTACAGAACATGCATATCCAAGAGAGACTGATCCTGTTTATGGACAGAATATAGGAATTACAACTGTATCTACAAATACTTTCACAGTAAGAGTTGGTGTATCTACACTTGCTAAGAGATCAATATCAACATCTACATATGACCCTCTAACAGGTGATCTAGTATTGACAGTTGGATCTGGTCATACTTACACTTCAACCTCTTCACACACGATTACAACCGCTACATATACACCTTCTACTGGTGTAATAGAACCTACAATTGCTTCTCATGGGTTTAAGAGTGGTGAATACGTTAAATTTGTTGATGGATCAATTGCATTTAAGTGTGCTGAAGATGGTTACACAGCACCCCATTCATATCCTCGTCCATCAGATCCATATAGTAATCAATGGTTACCAATCTACAATGTAGGAGTTAATACTTTCTCTGTATTTGTAGGTGTTTCTACAAACACTACTGCACATACATTCTTCCTTGGTCTTGCTGATGGACTCAAGAAAGCATCTGATACTATTGGAATCAACACAGGATCTCTATCATTTACATGTTCCAGAGACGAACATAGAACTGTACATTCATATCCAAGACCAAGTGATCCTTATGGTGGAAACTTAAGTGTTGGTATTGGATCAACATCTGCAACTACACTTACAGTAAATGTTGGAGTATCGACTATAGAGACTTATGCGATATCAACTTCTACATATACTCCTTCCACTGGAGAACTTGTAATTGAATCACCAAGAATTGGAGAATCTCTAAAGTCTGCTGATTATTATACCATTAACATGGCTTATTATAATGGAGCAACTGGTATTCTCACATGTACTGTACCTAATCATGGATTTACTACGGGTGATAGGGTAAAATTTGCAAAGGATTCTCTAAGATTTACATGTAGTCTTGATGGTAGAAAAACAGTTCATAGTTATCCAAGAAGTACAGATCCAGTAGTAGCCAAATGGACTCCAGTTATTGACACTACAGAAGATACTTTTAGTGTTAATGTTGGTGTTTCTACAATAACTGCATGGAGTCCTAGTGCAGGATCATACAATCCAGCTACTGGACACCTTACAGTAACTATAGGATCACACAAATTATCGAAGGGTCAGAATGTTAGATTAAAGACTCGTGCATTTAAATTTACTTGTGGTAAGGATGGATATACAACAAATCATTTCTATCCAAGAGCAACAGCTATTGGGGGCCCAGATCCTGCATATAACACTGCTGTTAGAATAGTCTCTACCAGTGCAACTGGTATCACTCTTGATGTTGGTACATCTTCAAACCTATCTGATCATATCTTTATTTCTGCAACTGCTGATTCAATCTACTCTGGTGGAGATTATAATCATGTATTCTATAATGCAGATGCGGATGGACTATCTAAGGCAAATGGAACTTTAGGTATCTCCACTGATGGATTAACATTTACATGTGCTCAAGATAATCACGCAACAAATCACACATATCCTAGAACTGGATATGCACATACCTTTGTTTCTGCTTCTTCTGGTGCTCTTCTTGTTGATGGAGTTTATCCTCATCAGTTCTCAAGTGCATTATCATCCGCATTGGAGTTTGGTGGCAACTTTGCACACACTTACGTTAGTTCTTTGGCTGGTGCTGCATTTACTGGTGGTGATTATGCT